CGGTCGAGGCACGGAGCAGCTCGATCAGGTCGGCCATGAAATCCTGCGGGATCAGCGCGCCGCCCTCTCCGGTGACGTTGCTCACCAGCGCGCGGGCGACTAGGTCGTCGCCGAAGCGGGTCGAGATGAACTCCGCTGCCTTCTCCATCGAGACCTTGTTATACCGGGCGTGCAGGAGGCCGAGGACGTAGCGCGTCGCCCTGATCCCCCGCTTCTCTTTCAGTCCGGCGTCCGGATCGCGCCTCGCGCGCGCTGGCGCCTTTGCGCCCCCGCCGACGCGGAAGCTATCGCTCCGGCGATCCAGCCCCTTGTCTCCGTTTCCGTTGTCCTCGTCGTCCTCGCCGTTCGCGTCCTGTGCGCCTTCGGCGGCGGCCTGCATGGCGGCGGCAACACGCTGCAAGCGCTGGTCGATCGCGGCGAGCGCGGAAGCGAGTTGATCGAACGTCGTCGATTGTTCGGCGGACAGCGGCTCGTCGCCGTCGTCTTCTTTGACGATCGTCGTCATCTTCTCGACGATCTTCGCGCGCTCGCGCTTCAGTTCGCGATGCTTCTCAGACATGGTCGACATGGTTTGATGCTCCACCTGTGCGGCGCGTTCGCTCCACTGCGAGTAACAGACCGCCGCGCGTTGATCCGGGTCGTCGTATTCGTTAGCAATTTCGGAAATGCACCTACCAATGAAGTCGCTCTCGCTCTCGCCTTCGTTCGGACTTGGGATTGGCAAGGATTGGCCCTCCCTTGTATGTCCTGTAAGGCCCGCGCGACTTGCTGTTCGCCAGCGCGCGCTTGCGGATCGTTACCAACGACTGCTTGCGGCCACGTAGCCACGCACCGAAGTCGGTCCCATTCCGTAATGCGTCTTGCGTGTTATCCGCGACGCTGCCCCACGCGAGATTGTCCGGGCGATTGTTGAACAGGTCGTCGTCAAGATGGCGGGCAAGGCTATGTTCCGGGTTAGGCGACGGCCCCTTGAACGCCAGCAAGATCAATCGTCCGGTTCTGATAGACACATTCCGACCGCCAATCCAAAGTTGGGACTTACCAAATTTGTTGACGGTCAGGACGCGGCCAGACTGCGCATTGCGCACCTGTCCGCTGTCGCTTGCTTCATATCCGGCGAACCCTGGTATGGGCTTCCAGAGATTAAGCATCCTGCATTGCCAGTGCCAGTTGGAGCATTCGCCTGCGGCGCGCTCGCGCTCTTGTTTGTTCTTCATTGAGGGCGGTCAGTTCCTCGCCCGTGACGGGCGGAGTGTCGGCGGCGATCGCGGTCCCTTCGCCGGGTCCTGGCGGGTCCGCGAGCGCTTCCGGGTTGGCGGGAACGGTGACGACGGAAAGCTCGACGAGTTCCTGTTCCTGAAAGTCGATCCCAGGGAACCAGTCGTCGGCTCCGCGCGACTGGTCGTTCGTATAGTCCCACTTGATCGGGCGGAACCCGACGCTCGTCGCGGCGATGAAGCCCTGGCGCGCGAGGCGATAAACCGACTCGGCGAACTGGCCGCCTTCCGGGGTGTCCTCCGGGATGAACTCGACGGTCGCTTTCAGTCCGCCGTCCTCGATCCGGAGATCGAGCGCGCGTCCGATCGGAAGGCGCGACGCGTCGTGTCCCCATAGCACCACGGGGTTGCGGCGGAAGTTCGCGAGGTCCCAACCGGCCAGCGCGATCCGGTCCTGTTCACGGTCGACGCTTTCGGTCGAGATCGTGAAGCGGAGCGCGCGGAGATCGCCGCCGACCTGTCCGGCTGGCGCGATGATCTGCTTCCGGACGCCGACCGCTGCGCGGGTCACGTTGCGGCCCCGGTTGATGGTTTTGAATCGCGTGGCGCTAACTATTTGCATCGGTCGGTCCCGGTTCCGGTTTCGTCGGAGCGGCGGAGGGCGCGTTCGCGGACTCGGCTGGCGCGGTCGTGGTCTGTGCGAGGTTGTCGGAGGGAACGGCGGTATTCAGCGGGACGCGATACTCGTCGCCGGTCCCGTCCGTGATCGGGTCCATGTTCTCGCGGGCGCGGACCTCGTTCCGGTTCATCCAGCCATTGAGGGTGCCGATCTGATATGCCTCGAAGCGCGTCTTTTGATCGCCGCGCGTCATGTCGTCGAAGTCGAACTTGCAATCCAAGATCGAGCGCTCGTCGTCGAACAGAAGATGATGGTCGAACAGTTGCTCGATCGAGCGGACGGTCGGGCGGAGCGCGCTGTCCAGATACTGCTGATTCTGTTGTTCGATGTTGTTCAAGGTCGCTTTGTCGAGTTCGCCCAGGCGATGCGGCGGGACGCCGTAAAGGCGGCAAATGTCGATCACCTGGAAACGACGCGTTTCGAGGAATTGCGCTTCCTCGTTCGTGATCGCGACTTTGTTGAATGCCATCCCTTCTTCGAGGATCGCGACCTTGTGCGCGTTCTGCACGCCGGCGTGCGTCTCGCGCCAGCTATTCGCGACGCGATCGGAGGCTTCCTTCGAGAGTTGGCCGGGGTGACTGATCACGCCACCGATCTGTCCGCCCTGGCGGAACAGGATGCCGCCGTGTTGCTGCGTCGCGAGCGCGAGGCCGATCACGTCCTGCGCGATGGCGATCGGGGAAACGCCGACGTATCCGTCCATCGATATGTTCTTGATGTGAATCATGTCGTCGGGCGGGACGAGCAATCCGTAACCGAGGCGGCGGGAGTTGATCCGATACCAAAGCTCGCCGTCTTCCGTGAGCATGATCGTCGCGCGATCGGGGGCGATCGGGACAAGCTCGATCGGGTTCCCGTCGCGGTCGCGCTCGACGACGACGAACGCGTTTCCCCGGAGGCAGATCGACGAGACGGCGTATCCGATGAACTCAAACCATGTCTGCCACTTATTCGGCCTGCGAAATAGCTTGTTCAGCGGATGGCGGAGTTCGCGTTGATAGCCTCCGCCGATCAATCGACGACGGATGAACGGTTGAAGCGTCGCAATGTCCTGCGAGATCGCGCGGATGCACGCGTAAACGGCGGCGGCTTGCAGCGCGGTGAAGGGTGTTACCGGGACCCCGGTGTTGCTCGCGTAGCCGCCCAGCGCGGCGTAAAGCATCGGCTGCGGCCAGCCCAGGCCCCCGAGGGTCGAGGTCACGGCGGCGTCGGCTTTGGTCTCCGGCGCGGACGGGGCGGAGGATTGCGGCGCTCCGAGTAACCAGAGGCCGAGGCGTTCGCGGAAGGTCATCCGAGAGTGATCAACCCCCTTGTTTCATAAACGGAGCGGGTCGTCGGCTGCATCGCGCGCCCGATCGCCATGATCAGCGCGACGGCGGCGTCGATTTTGTTCTCCGGTCGCGCCTTGCGCGGATAGACATTGTCGCGGGCGTCGGTGTGACCGACGACGTTGCCGATGCACCACGCGAGGGGACCGTTGCCGTCGTGGCGGATGCGCGCGGAGCGGATCGCGGCCTCGAGTTCGCGGGTCGGAGCGCTGAAATTTTGCGTGTTGCTGCGGAACTCGACGACGGGCACGGAGGACGACTGCAAGCGTTGCGCGAGTTGCGTCGTTCGCCACGGGTCATAGGCCATCGAGAGGACGCGGAAGCGACGGAACCACTCGACGACGTCGTCCTCGATCGTTTGGAAGTCGGTCTCGTTCCCCGGCGTGATGATCAACTCGTTCGCGTTCGCCCACCCCGGATAGGACGCGTTCCGCGCTTCCATCACAGCCGCTTCGTTCAGATAGCAGCGGCAGAAGACGGTGTAATGGACGTCCCCGTCCCGGACCTCCGGGAAGACGGCGACGAGCGCGGCGAGGTCAGTCTTCGAGGCGAGGTCGAGCGCGAGATGGCACTCGCGGCCTTCGAAGTCTTCGAGCTTCAGATCCCGGTCGGCGCAGAGCGTCCACTGACGGGTCGAGAACAGTTGCTCGTCGGCGCCGATCCACACGTTCAGGTGCCGCGTCCTGGCGGATGCCTCTTGCGAGGGGTTGTTCCTGGCCTGACGCATGATCGCGCGGATCGCGTCCGGCTGAACGGAGACGCCCCAGGCGGGATTAGCTTTGATCCACGTCGCTTCCTCCCACGGGTCGTCCGTGTCGTCGATCGAGTAAATGATCGAGAACAGCCGCTCGTCGTTCTGCACGCCTTGAAGGACGCGGAGCGAATAGTCCCAGAGTTGACGTCCGATCCCGGCGTTGTTCTGCGTCGCGGTCGAGATCGAGAGCAGGAACGGTTGATGGCGCTTGCCCATCGCGGTCGACAGCGCTTCGTAGACCTCCGGCGTTCGGTGCGATCCGATCTCGTCGCACACCGCGACGGCGACGTTCAGTCCGTCGAGCGCTTTCGCGTCGGACGAGATCGGGACGAGGCGCGACGCGGTCCGTTCCTGAAAAATCGAGTTCGTCAGGACGCCGACGCCCCAGCGCTTCCGCATGTCGTCCGATCGACGGACCATGTTCTGCGCGGTCTCGAATAGGATGCGCGCTTGATCGCGGGTCACGGCGGCGGCGTAGCCTTCCGCTCCGCCCTCGTTCTCGCCGAAGGTGATATACATCGCGAGCGGCGCGGAGATCGTCGTCTTGCCGTTGCCCTTCGGGACGTAGACCACACCCTGACGGAAGCGACGTCCTCCGGTCGCGCGTTCCTTGAACCCGAACACGTTCGCGTAGACGAGTTTTTGCCAGTCCATCAGGCGGATCGGCTTGCCGGCTTCCGGTCCTTTGATGTTCGGCATCTGTGAGGTGAAGACCATCGCTTTCAGCGCGGCGAGGTCGTCGAAGCTCCATTGACTGTCCGGCTTTTGCGCGGCGTCGTGGTCGCGGAGGAAGCGCTCGCACGACATCCTGGCGTGCATCGAGGCGGCGGTCGGGTCCTCCGCCGTCTTCCTGGCGTAGCGCAACGCGTCCTGCACGAACTGACGCGGATCGGAAGCGAGGGGATCAGCGACGCGGCGTCTCGCCATGTCCTTCGAGGCTCGCGAGCGGCGGGAGGGTCGAGGTTCCGGGCCTGATCCGGGGCGGAGCGTTCCGTTCACTAGTCCGGGGTTTGAGCGGCGATCCGTGATAGGGCCAGTGTTTGACTCCTTCGCTGGCGCGGAGACGGCGGATTCTTCCGTTGATCACGTTTTTAGTCGTCCCGTCGCGCTCCGCGATCTTTGTGAGCGACTGTCCGGCGATCCAGGCGGCGTGAAGCTCGTCGTCGGTCATTGGACCTCCAATAGCTTCCAGGGGTCGGAGCGGAGATCGTCCTCCGGCTTCGCGTCGATCGTCAGAGGATCGGCCTTCAGTCGAGGACGCGCGGCGGGACTGAACCCAAGCTCTTGCGCGACGCGGATCATCGCCTTGCCCGTCTTGTCGAGGATGTCGTTGTAAGGCGAGGCGGCGAACCCGTCCGGCGTCTTGATCAGCAGCTTCAGTTTCGAGTCGCGGTCGAGCATCGCTTGCATCAGTCGCGCGGTATTGTGGCGGTCGGACGCTTCGACCCAGACGCGGAGAAGATCGCGGTCGATCCGCTTCATCACCCCGCGCGGCATGTTGGCGATGGCATAGCGCCAGATGTCTTCCTGAGTGTCGGTCAGATCGGGCGGCGGTTCCTCGTCGGCGAGTTCGCCGAGCGGGATCGGTTCGAGCTTGCGGTCGCGACCGTGCAGCGTCGGGTTGTATGAACCCCTGAGCTTCAAGAGTTCAGTCGGCTTGCGCCTCATCCGATCTCGATCGACCAGTCCGAGGTTGCGCGCTCGACGGCGCGGACGAGGCCGGGATAGGTCCGGCAGAGACGCTTGATCGCGTCGCGCTCCATCGCGTCGGTGCGGTAATCGTGGCACCCGCCCGGGTCGTGGTAGTGCGTGTTCTGCCAGAAAAGATATTGCGCGGAGAGAACGCCGCCGTCTTCCGAGATGCAGCGCGCGCAGAGTTCGTAATCTTCCTTCACCGGATAGGTCTCGTCGAACGCGACGCGTCCGTCGTTGACGATCCCGATGCAGGACGCGGTCACGTAGGACCGGAAGCGGAAGGGGAAGTAAGGGTAAGCGGCGCGCGTCGCGCTATCGGTGCGCGTGCCCCATATCCGGAAGCGGAGTTGCTCCGTCAGTTCGAACAGCTTCACGAACTCGCCGAGCCATGTCGCTTCCGGCAGTCCTTCGTGAACGGCGTGCCGTTCATAAAGTCGGGTGAAGCCCTGCGCGCGGACGTCGTCGTCGATCATCACCACGCGGCGCGTCTTCGCGTTCTGCAATATCCAGTTCCGGGTCGCGGTGATGCCGTGCACCGCGTCGGGGACCTCGACGACGTTCTTCGCTCCGGCTTTCCGATATGCGCGAGCTTCGAGCTTTGGGACGAAGACGGAGGCGGAGGGGATGATCGCTTGCGAGCGGACCTTGCCAGCGCGGCCCTTCGAGGGGATCGCGACGAGGATCGTCATGTCGACCACTCGATTGCTTGCTTCCGAAGCGCCAGCGCTTGTGTGATCGCGGCACGACGCACCTGTTCTAACACTTCGGCGGGAATGACGTCGGAACCATAGGCGTTGACGACGGGGATCAGCAGCGAGGCGTATATCGGCGCGGCAATACCGACGATGTAGTCGGCGAGTTCGCCGTTCATGTCGTCTTCTCGATCATCGCGAGGAAGTCGGAGGCGCGGACGACGCGTTGCGTTCCGATGTCATCGAGCGGCGAGCCCTTCTTGTAACCGCCACGGCGGACGGGCGTCAGATCGAGGACGACCTTCAGTCGTTCCCACTCGTCCGGGGTCGCGCAGACGATCACGGCATACTCGCGGGCGGGTTCAAGCTGTAGCGCTTGCGGAAGCTCGTCGGTCTCCGCTTCGACGAGCGCGTCGGATGGCGCGAAGCCGATCTTCTCCAAGTCGAACGCCTGCGCTTGAAGGTCCGCGAGTTCGACGCGGAGCAGTTCCTTGTTCCATGTCGCGTGCATCGCGATCTCATTGTCGGCGATCGTGTAAGCGCGCTTTTGCGCGTCGCTCCATCCGCGCGCGACGACGGTCGGAATGTCGGGGATCGCGAGTTGATGCGCGGCGAGGACGCGACCATGACCGGCGATGATCTGCCCGTCCTCGTCGACGAGGACGGGGATCGTCCATCCCCACTCGCGGATTGATCCGGCGATCTCCGCGATCTGCGTCGGCGAGTGCTTCCGCGCGTTGCGCGCGTAGGGGATCAACTCCGCGACGGGGCGGCGCTCGATCTGATCCGCAGGCCAAGCGCGCTCCGTCAGATTTTGGGACATTTTAAGCGAAAAATATCCAT